CACTGCGTAGGACGACTTCAGATAAGCTAGAGCTTGATCAATATCAACCTCGTATCCAAGTGCCTCCATCGCCTCGACCAGGCCCTCCGCAACATCTTTTGGAGGAGAGTAATTCTTATCCTGCTGTTTGAAAAGCTTTTTATAGCCCTTCACCCTGTCCTCTCGCGACTTTGAAAAAATCTTCTTGTTGCCTTTTATCATGTAAAACTTTTTCCTTCTGTTTTCTGCTCAGTCTCTTGAACTTATGTTCTACTCTCTGAGCTTCAGATCTATTCGCACATCGCCAGTATAAAACTAATGACAACGGGCGACGAACTCTGGTGTACTTCGCTGCTTTGTTGGAGTTGTTGTGCTCATCAAGCCTGCGTGTAATGTTCGTCGTTATGCCAGCGTAAAAACTTTCGTCGGCGCAGCGTAGAACATAAAAATACCAATCATTCTTTTTCATGTTACATGCGGGGGAGGATGCCCTCCCCCGCGAACAAAAAACTTATGAGATCTCAACCTTGACGGGCTCAAGCTCTGCTCGTCTAGGCACGACAATCCTAAGAAGTCCATTCTTAAATGTAGCCGTCGCTGCATTGAGATCCAAATTGTTGTCATAATTAACATACGACTTGTGGAAAGTTCTGCGTGCGATACGGCGACTAGTAAAATCTGGGCTCTCTTCATCTCCGTGAGAGTCTGCGCTCACCTCGATCGATCTCTTGTCAGGAAAAATTTCAACATTCAAATTCTCCCTTTCAAAGCCTGCCAATGCAAACTCCATAATAGTCTCATCCTTCTCGCCGCGATAAATATCAGCGACAGGATATCCCTGAGTGGTGCGATTCATTAAAGCTGGAATGTCCAGCATAGAATCAAAAATATCATCAAAAACGTTCCTACCAAGAAGGCTAGGACGATAAGTTGTAATTGCTGTATTCATAATTTGTTTCTCCTTTTTAATAAGCAAGTTATGAGTGCGGACCCCTGTTGGCAATCAACACTCTAATAAAGAATAAGCACCTAACTGTGTCTGTCAAGACTTGAATCACATTTAATCTCTTTTGGCACGCCCGACTGGATTCGAACCAGTGACCTACGGCTTAGAAGGCCGTTGCTCTATCCAGCTGAGCTACGGGCGCATATTTTTTTATAGAAAAAACTTGATCATCAGCATACAGATGATCCCGGATAACACGATACTATTAAAAATTCGATCGCCTTCAATCTCTGTTTGAGTTTTAGTCTTCATTGTTTGCCTCCTGCAGCAATTGCCTCATTTTAAAAAGGCCAAGTTCTTTGTGTTTGCACTCTAACATAACATCCAGATCTAGATTGTAAAGATCAATTGGTGTCCAATACGAATCGGAGTGTGCGTTGCCTCTAATCTTGGGATCATTGTGCTCAACAGACCTAGACTGAGAGTAATGCACCACAGGGCGTATATCACCCCAGGTCATACATGCAGTCAAAAGCGCTTCCTCTTCGTCTTGGCCTCCGGTGCAGAATTTGTGATGGTGGTAGTCGAATACGATTGGAATACCAATACGACTGTACACGTCATCGTACAATTCTTTGGTGGAGTACAAGCTAGCTTTGTCATCGTTTTCGACTGTGAGTCTGGACTTTACGGAGTCAGACAAACGCTCAAAATTACGACAGAAATTGTCGATGGCCATCGGCTTGTTGTTGTAGTGGGCGCCGACATGGATATTGATCTTCGCGTAAGGTGAGCGCGGGAGCCCCATCAAGTCAAATATCCTGCCGTGATTCTCCAAGTCAACGATCGTGTTGGTTACAACATGCGGCGTCGGACTAGTGAGCTTGTTGAAAGGCCCGGGGTGAGTCGTGATTCTCTGACCATACGACTTGGCCAGTGCGCCGGCGCGTGCCAAAGACTCTGCGATCTCGGCAAAGTCTGGTAGTTGTTCAAGCTCATATTCGCTGTGCCAGGGGGCGATGTCAGAAGACATGCGATAGAACTTAATATTGTGATCCTCGTTCCACTGGATGATTTTCTCAAGATCTAGGCAGTTCTGAAGTGTTAGTTCAGAAGCATATGGTAAGCCTTTCTGATCAAAAGTTTTGCGGATCATCGATCGATTTGTAGTAACTCTCTTCGACTTAGGCTGGTTGCTTAAGCCCATGTTAATACATGCGTATCCTAGATTGTACATGTTGCTTCCTTGTCTGGTGGGCTCTCTCGGACTTGAACCGAGGACTAACCCGTTATGAGCGGGTGGCTCTAACCAACTGAGCTAAGAGCCCGAATGTTAATGGTAGCCCCGGCGGGACTCGAACCCGCAAGCCCATTTCGGGCGACAGATTTTAAGTCTGTTGTGTATGCCAATTCCACCACAGGGCCTTACACACACAATATAGACACGCCAGCCATGTTGACTACGCTAAGTGTCTTCTTTTTCGATTAGTGTTCTTAGCTTTCCACGAATGCTGTCAATCATTTTCAAGCGTGAATCAGTTGTGCCCGATTGAAAGTCGACAGCTTGGCGCAAAAGATACAAGTCCTTTAGCACCTCGTTAAGCTTAGCTTCACGCTTGTCGGGGACAAAAACTCTAATTGCCATTTTTTATTATCCTTGCCCACGTGTGGGCTTGCGACGAGCACGAAACTTAGAAGGCGGTGAGCCAGATCTATGCCCGTCAGTGAAAGCTTGGCCACCTGCACGTGCCTTCTTGGAGAACTTACCCTCTCCTTGTCTAGTTGTTTTCTTTTTTGATTGTAGCTTATTGTTTGCCATTGAAAATCTCCGGGTCGACTGCCCTATCTAACATTGTTATACCGTCTAAGTGGTCTATCTCGTGTTGCACGCAGACACACTCAAGCGCATTCTTATCAAAAGAAAAGATTAAAGACTTTTTATGATTGTCGTCTTCAACAATAATATCTGTCCATCTCTCGGTTATAACATAGTCACCAGGCAGTGACAAACAAGCCTCTTGAAAAAAACTTTTTCCAAACTTGCCCACTATACGCGGGTTGATCAATACTATGGGCTTGTCAACCATAACTACACACACTCTACTGTCAATGCCAACTTGATTTGCGGCCAGGCCGACGCCATCCTTGTTTTCCTCTAGTATCTTTATGAGGCGCTCTCCAATTAGCTTACCGGCGCCGAGGGTTTCACAAGGCTTGCATTTTTTGGATAATTCTTTTTTATCAACGACATATTTCAATCTAATGGCAACCCCATCTCTAAAATGTATATGCAAGCAAACAACTCTAAAACAATCAGTATCAACCAAAAAGTAAGGCGTTGTTCTATCTTTTTCATCCCTACTATTAAATAGAATGTCGAACCGGCTGTCGCATAATAAAAGCGCGACACAGATAAAAACTAGCATATGCGACAAACCAACCAGACACCACATCTAAAAAGAAATGTTGCTTGATCGCCATGGTTGATATGGACACGGCGAGGGCCCAGACCATAAACAAAAGAGAGGCGAAACGATATTTGCTACAAAAGTCTGTGCTTCTTGCGGCCAAATACATCAATGCTGAAAAGGCGACATGTCCAGACGGAAACGTGTTGTTAGATCCGTCAATCTGCCTTGTGATGCTAACAAGCCACTCATGTGCATTTGTTATTTCAAAAGCTTCTCGTGGATAGAAAGCAGGAGCAAAAACATGAAAAAACGACATTACAATCGCCGCGAGCAAGCATGCCCAAAATGTAGTCATGAACAGCTTCCTGGTCTTGATACAAACAACCATGACCAAAAATATTCCCACCGGTAGAGTATGATAAACCCAAACAAATTCCGGTATAAAAGGAAAAAGAGCGTCCAAACTTAAAAAATAGTCAACCTCTGTGGAATTGATTAGGTACTGTATTAGCCAATAGAATGCAAGATAACCAAAAAATAGTAAACCGGTATGGTACGCCCTAGTGGCTCTTGTCATATGACAACCCTCTCAACTTTTAAAATACCAGGGAGCTTTCGAAGTTTGTAAGACTCTACCTCACCCCTTACTTTTAAGTATGATACAAAACAGGTTTGTTCTTTTTTTTAATAAAAAAAATTAATTTAAACTAGTTGAGCAAGATAATTTATTCATTTCGAGCATGGCGTAGTATCTAGAAAGCATAAAAGATTGAAGACTTAATATATTTTTCTCAAGGAGAATCATGTTGTCTTCATCTTTATCTAAGATGGGGTCATCTATCTCTTTGTTTAGGATTTTTAAAATTGAATAATTGTACCACAACAACTCACTAAGAAGAGGCAGAAAGTCGACGCGCTCCTCATCTTCGTCGGATAGAAAATGAAGGAACAAGCCTTTTAAAACAGATATCTGCTCGCTTGTCTCAGATAGAAGTTCGATTGCATACTCTACAGATAAAGTATATTTCCTAACAACCTTCTCATCACTCATTTTCTAGAACTTTACAAAGATCGGTGTAGCCGCCAATGAAAGACGAAAGGCCGTCTTCCTCTAAGAATATCATTGGGACTGTCTTCCAATTATGAGAAGACTTAATTTCAGATAGAATATGTTCCTGATCATCTGAAAAATTAATGATTCTGTGCGGTAAAGACTTTTCCTCTAAAAGTCCTTCAGCCATTTGACAGTAGGGGCAGCTACTTTTTGCGAAGATTACGTACATAAATCAATCCTGTAATTTTTTAGCAACTTGCTCTGGGCTTCCAACGATATTGATCATCGTTGGGGACATGCCGGGAGCGCTAAGCGCTACTTGGGTGAAAAACATGTTTTGATCGAGCCCGTCAACCAAGGCATTTCTTCTTGAAGCGCTCTCTAGAGCGTCGTTTGTCTTCATAAAAATTACATACGTTGGGTTGACATAGACACTCTTAAGGGAATAACTACTAACAACGTTCTTTAGTTTGCTGTCGTATCCTTGTGAAGAGCTTTTAATTTCTGTTAGTTTTTTTAAATTCATTTTAAACCTCATAAACTTTGTTCTTATCTACTAACCACTTCTTGTCCTCAAAGTAAACTTCATAAGTTTTTTCATTAATTTGAGTTACAAGTAGATTTTTTGGTTTTTTCAACCTGACAAAATCACTCACGGCGGAGCGAGCGCGTGGGTCTACTCTATAAAGAGTGACCTCTGATGGGATGTATATTAGATCTCCGGAGTTAATTTCACTCATCATCTTGGCCTGCGTCGATACTTTCTTGGCCATTTTGGGCTTGTTCATACCCCACACTTATGTTCCAGCAATCTAACAGCTTTGAATCAATTATGCTAAGTTCGCTTCTCAGTTCGTGAAGTGCAGTGCCAAATCTCTGTAAGTCGTTTATATTACGCACAAGCGCTGAATGTTTAATCTTTCTACAATTGTCTAATTTCTTTGCACACTCATTCAAAATGTCTCTTAGGAGATCTGGTACCTCGTCAAGCTCTATGGTCTGGGTAACTTTTACTTTCATATTATTTAATCTCCACAATTCCGTTACTAGTCGTGATGAGAGTAGACGCCGCCGAAACTGCGTTCTTGAGGGCGGTCATGGTAACTTTAGCAGGATCCATTATGCCTTTATCCATCATGTCTACCAACTCATTGGTTTTAAAGTCCCATCCGTATCCGGGATCCCCACAAGCTCTTATCTTCTCAACAATAACATCCGCGCTTTGACCAGCGTTTCTTGCCATTTGTCGAACCGGAGCTTCCAGGGACTTCTTTATAACTGCCACTCCAAGAGCTTGGTCTTCATTTTCTGACTCTACTTCAAAGTTAGAAGCCTGAAGTAGAGAGATGCCGCCGCCGGGAAGCACTCCTTGATCCTGGGCTGACTTAACTGCAGCCAAAGCGTCCTCAATCCTGTGTTTCCTTTCGATCATTTCTATCTCAGTGGCGCCTCCAACTTTAATTACAGAAACAGCACTATTCAAACGACTAATCCTTTTCTGCAGCTTGCGACATTCACCAAGATCTTCGGTTTGCTTAATTTCTGATTTGAGAGATTCAATTTTTTTATCAATCTCTTCCCAGTCTGCTTGGCCGCCCATGATAGTTGTGTTATTTTTTAATATTTCTATCTTGTCACAACAACCTAAATCACTCAGGACCACTTCAGACAGCTTCTTGCCAGAGGATCTGCTTATAAAAGTAGCGCCGGTGGCTAGACAAAGATCTTTTAATATATTAGTCCTTTCAGAGCCATAGCCAGGAGCTTTAGCTGCAGCAACCTTCATCGTGCCTCTAACTGCGTTCATAATCAAAGCCGCCAGGGCCTGGCCTTCAACTTGTTCTGCTACGATAATAAATGGCTTTCCTTCGCGCGCGACCAGCTCCAACACAGGCAACAGGGCCTTCGCGTCATCTATCTTGTGGTCTGTAACGAGAAGAAGAAGATCTTCGTATACGATAGAATTGTTTCTCTCGTTTGTTACAAATGCTTGCGCAAAATAACCAGAATCCATTCTAAACCCTTCTAAAACTTCTAAGCTGGTATCCAGAGATTTCGCGTCTTGCACCAATATTGAGCCGTCGCTCCCCGCCTGCTCTGCTGCCGATGCTATGAGCTTGCCTATGGCTTCATCGCCGTTAGCTGATATGGTGGCCACATATTCTACTTCTTGAAAAGATTCTACCGGTCTTGCGACTTCTTTTAACTTGTTCAAGATTACAGTCGTGGCGCTGTCCATGCCTCTTTTTAGCTCAACCGGCGAACTTCCCGCCATCAAATATCTTTGGCTGTTTTTAAGAATATCGCGAGCCAGTACAGTCGATGTGGTTGTGCCGTCTCCTGCCAGGGCGTTTGTTTCAGAAGCCACTTGTTTTAATATTTGTGCCGCTGCATTTTCAAATGGATCCTCAAGATCCACAAAGTTCGCCACAGTCACCCCATCTTTGGTAACTATAGGGTTTTTGCCTTTCTTGTGAAGAATCACGTTACGACCCTTTGGGCCTAGTGTGACTGCGACGTTGTCTGCTAGTTTGTTAACACCAGCAAGAGTTTTTTGTTGTAATTCAATGTTGTTGGCGTACGCCTTCAGCATAATAACCTCTCTGTTATATTATAAAACCATAATATCAAAAGTAAACTTAAACTTTAAGACTAAATATCAAGTTTTAATTGCTCGCCACCTTGTGGGCGCAACTCTTGAGTTCTGGCTTGTACGTCTTGAGACGCAGTAATGGCTTTCTCAGCCTGGGAGTCATCCTGCAGTCCGCCGGCCATGAAAGCGTATGTGCCCTCTTGAATCATTTTGACACTTTGGAAAATAGAGAATATGCTCTCGTTAAGCTCTTGTGTCATTTTGTTCAGTACTTCTTGCACATATTGTGCACCAATTTTAATTTGACCGATGTTTTCAGATATATCAATTACCTGTGACCTATTCAAGTCGAACTGAAGATTGCTTAACCTCCCTCTTGAATTTAACAAGGCGCGCTTTTTCATTTCTGGACTGTTAAGCCGGTTGTAAAAACTAACTGAAGTTTGGGCATCAGCAAAAACATCTGGCCCGGACAGCATTTCGGCTCGGGCAGTTTTCAGCGTTTTTGCTGAATATTCTTTGTTAACTTGTTGAGTGGCCTGTGAGATAGCCCATCTAACCGCCCATAGTTGATATTTGTCATAGCCCTTCTCTCCGAACGCGTTGGCGACGGCCTTCGCAGCTGCCCCTTCCTTGTTGTTGTTGATATTCACTCTCCCTCGAATAACTCTCATTTCCTCACCAAATTGCTTTGGCGTAAAAAGTTCATCATTTTTGGCCCAATCAAGCTGATTTGTCATGAAGCTGTTTATTTCTCCCGGCGTCATGTTCAGTTCGATATCTTGATATGGTGAGCGAGTATATTTAATTGGGTTGGTGACAAGGTCAGAGAAGTTTTGTATAAACTTAGATTCTAGCTCCTCTGGAGACAAGTTCTCTTGCGCTGGCAGAGTTGCGCTGAAATCGAAGTCCGATTCTCCGGCTTCGACGCGTCGAATAAACTCGCTCGATATTTCGATGCACCTTACAGACTTGTCCATTGAGTCGAGAATCAAGTTCGCTACGTTATCTAGGTTGAAGTTAAATCTATAAAACTTCAAATCCCCCTTTACATCTAAGCCTTGGGTTGCATCCTCAAAGGACTTCATCACAACCACATATTGCATGAAGTCATGCGGTGCGAACTGAGGCTCGACCAGATCTCCAACGAGATCATTAAAACTTCCCCCCACAACAACTGATTTTTCATTATATAGTTTCAAGCTAATAGGAGTATTGTCTTTTGTTTTAAAGTCTGCAATTGTGCCAGTGTTGGCTTGAATTTGCGCACCCTCAAGCAACACGGCGAGGAACGCCTCAAAGTTAAAACCCGCTGAGGCTGCGTTGAAGTTTGAAATAACTTTTGTTAAAGTTTTATAAAAAACGAGATAAGAAAGCGCGTTTGCGATTCTCTGGCCTGGGTTTCCGGCGTCAAGGGTCAAGGCATCTTCAGGATTTTCGTAAAACAGTGCAAGGTTTTTTAACTTCTCTTGTAAATCACTACCTTGAATGTTCTTTGTGAACTGCATTAATTGATTTCGAGCGGGGCCTGAAACTTCCTTGTCTCCAACAGTCTTCACGTCAGTCCATCCAAGTTCTGTCACTGATATGTCAGGAATTGACTGAAGGGTTAAAACATTTGGCCCAGATTGCTGTTCATCTATTATCGCAGACTCATATACCTCGTTAATCAAAGACATTAGATCTTTGACCCCAAGCGTCTTGGCAAAATAGTTTTCTTTGATGAAGGTTAGTTCTTTTTTATTCATGTTGACCTCTTAATAATTAGAAAATTATATCCGCAATACCCAATTTTACCGCTTCTTTTGCATCAAGATAAACGTTTGTCTTCTTGCTCATAAGTTTTCTTATATATTTCTCAGTCATGTTAGTTTCTTCGGCTAATGCACTAATATATAGTTTCTGAGTCATCTTAGTCTCAGAGAATTCGTTCTCCATGTCTGCGATATGCCCTTGCTGACCAGAGACGACACCATGCAACATGACGCGACAATTCTTTCCAATTCTTCTTTCTCCTTTCTTGCCGCATGCTAGTAAGAGCACGCCAGCAGACATGACCTTGCCCAGGCCGTGAGTACGTATATCTATGGTTCTCGACAAATCTCTTATTAGATCATAAACAGCGAACATTTCCGAGGCGTGGCCGCCAAAGGTCGATATATAAAAATCGATAGGCTCATATGCTTCTAGCACCTCAGAGTCTTCATCCTCCGGGTTCTCTTTTACATACCTTTTGCCAGTTTCTTTTAACGCTAGCAATCCATAGACCACCTCAGAACACTTGTCCTCTGTAACATCTCCGTATATACCAGTGACCCTAAGTTCCGGTCTATCAAAAGCTGCAGTGATCTCAGTTAGCAACGCTTCATCCGTGCTCTTTTCATCGTCGTTAGTATTGAGCTTTTTACTGGGGTTCATTTTTTTCTCCTATTTTTTCAATCGCTCTCACAATTCTCTCTGCATCGTTCCAGTCCTTGACGCCGAGAGACATCCACACTTCCTGAGGGACTGAAACTTTTAAAGAAGTGATGGATAAATTTTTCCAATGCTGTATGGCTATGCTAACTAAAGATCTGTCTTTTTCTGACTCGCATACGTTCTCTAATATTTCGCACGCATTATCAGCAGCATATTTAGTTATGCCCAAGCAGTTTATAAGAGCTATTCTATAAATTCTAAGCTTATTGTTAATTCCCAAGAGCTTTGAAAACAAAGCATGCGCCATGGCGCCCCCGAAAAAAAGTAATAGTGATGTATAAAGATCCATTATATCTCCAAATAAAAAAGGCAGGGGATGCCCCCTGCCTTTTCGAAACAATTATCTATGCCCTAAGCCTACCTGCGCGCCGAAAGAAGCCTCTTTGCAACACGGCGAGCGACCTCATTAACCAGATCTTCTTCCAAATCATCTTCTTCTAAGTAAAGATCTGCCTCTTCAAGTTCGTCACCCTCTTCCATGGCTCCCATCTCATCCTCTTCGTCACCAGCGGCATCGAGTTCCACGTCCTCGTCTCCAGCCGGATCAGGAGCGGCATCGAGCGGCTCTTCCATATCTCCGCCTTCCTCGTCGTCGACGACTTCAACCTTCTTGCCTGTAACTTTTTCAATGGCGGCGCCGACCTCTTGAGCCATTTGCATCGCCATGTCGCCTCCAGCGTCCATATCCATATCCGGGGCCTCGGGAGCTTCTAATTCGTCCTCACCAGGAACTGGAGGCGCTTCTTCGCCCTCATCGTCCATCTTCATTTCGTTTTCTTGCTCGTAGAGATCTTCTTCCATCTCTTCGGCTTCGCCCATTCCATACTCATGCAGCTTTTCAACAAAACTGTCGGAGAGTGGACCTAAGTTAGCGAATTTCATAAACTTACGTACTTCACTCTCTGTTAAGGTCTGCTTCTTGCTCATAATTGTTTCTCCTTAGTTGGTATTTTAAAAATACACTTTATGATACACTCTTAAATAGCATCATCTTTTAATAAAAGACCTATTTTTTTTAGAGCCTTGTCCTCTATTTGCTTAATACGAACGAAACTGACGCCGAGACGGTCAGCCACCTCTCTTAAAGTAAGAGCACCGTGTTTATCGACAGTCTCCAAAGAGCAGTTTCTATCCTGGGGGTATGATATCCAATATCGGCACTCTTCTATGGGGCACTCGACGTTTAGTTTTTGACATGTCGCTAGGCAGTTTTTCATATTCCAGTCTCCGTTTCTATGACATCAAATATACTCTCAATTTCACTCTTGTTCAGGTTAAATTTAGTGTTGGTAGTCTTCATGGCCTCTCTACTGGCTTTGACCTTCTTCATCTTGTTTTTACCCTGTATTCCATGCTTTTTCTTACACTCGTCCAGATAGCTTAATATGTTTTCATCGTTGTCTATATATCCCGTCACCATCATTCTTAGAAATTGAGACTGCGTAACCTCATCGTACTGACATCTTATTCTGAATCGGGCTTGTCGGTCTGGAGTGTCGTAAAACATAATCTTTTTTCGATCTCCTGCCGGCGGTGCTGTTGAATCTTTCATTTATTCCTCCACAAAATATGCGTATTGCTTTCACTTTGACCAGCAGAGGTTTGCACTATGAATTGAGATCTGGACCAAAGCTCTTTAATGTTCCTGCATCCTGAGTAAGAGAAGCCACTCCTTATGCCACCGTCGATATCATCTAGTATTAGACCCACGTCTCCTCTATATGGTACCGTAGTTGAAATACCTTCAGGGGTGGAAGACTTGCCTCTCCAATTCTTCTGAGCGGCGTGTGATGCCATACCTCTATACACCTTGTATTTCTTGCCATCGGCACTGGTAAACACTTCACCTGGTGTTTCAGTTGTGCCTGCTAACATTGAGCCAATCATCACAAAATCCGCTCCAGCAGCTAAAGCTTTAACCATATCACCGGTCGTCTTGATTCCTCCATCTGCAATGATCTTTGCAGAGTGGCTACTTTTGGCGCAATCAAACACACTTTGCAGTGTCGGCACACCATGGCCCGTTACTATCCTGGTGGAGCATATCGACCCTCCTCCAATGCCAACTCTAACGGAGTCAGCGCCTAAGGAGGACAAAAATTCGTAAGCCTCAACGGTTGCAACGTTGCCAGCCATAACATGCGTCTGTTCAGAGAATTTATCTTTCAATGTTTTAAGGCATCTTTCCATGACCGAGTGGTGACCATGCGCGACATCGACACAAAGCACGTTCGCCCCAGCGGCGACAAGGGACACTGACCTTTCTAGAAAGTCCCCCGTCATACCTACTGCGGCCGCAATGTTTTTTGCACCGCTTGAGGCTGCGCGAGCAACAATGTCAGATTGTTCTTCAATTGTATTGTATCTGTGGGCTATGCCGAGAGCGCCTCTTTCATCCATTGCATGTATCATTGCGCTTTCGGTTACAGTGTCCATGGGGCTGGAAACGACGGGCAAGCTTAGTTTAATAGCCCCTCCCAGCTCATTAGATATATCCACCTCTGAACGACTCTTGATGTCGCTATATTTCGGTACTAAAAGCAAATCGTCAAATGAATATGCTTGCTGCATTGTATCCTCCCTTTAGTTTCCTGTACTACCCAGAGCGCCATCACCACGATTTGAGATGGTGATTGGCTCTCTCTCATAAAGCTCTCTAGCGTGGTTCTCCAAAATCCTAAATGGGATAACTGGTACCAGCACAAGTTGTGCGACTTTGTCACCAGGTGAGATGCTTTGTTCAAATCGTCCTATGTTGTGTAGGTCGATAAAGACCTCGCCCTCATAGCCAGAGTCCACAATATGCGCGCCGACAACCAAAGACTTTTTCGCGCCCATGCTTGACCTATTGCAAACCTGAAGCATATAGCCATGTGGAATGCCAAAGCGCAAGCCAGTCGGAATCTTGGCGTTGTGGCCCGGAGCGATGACTTGTTCATCAACAATATGTGCATACACGTCCAGTCCCGCATCAGACGGATTGCCCCTGGTGGGGGTTTTAACTTCTGATGATTTTTTTGAATACTCTAGTATCATTCTTTTTTCTCCATTACATCTTCCACGACTTTCTCAGCCGTGGTCCAACATTCTTTACAGTAAAGTCTAACTATCTGCTCTTTCTCCCTAACAACAACTTTCCAAGTTCGATGATGTTCTTTGGATTTTTTGTCAAAAGCAGCTTGGCAAGATAAGCACTCCGTTGGAAGCTTATCAAATAAGCCAACTTGTTTCTTCATCCTTTTTTTAGTTTTCTTGGCTCGGTTTCTATTAATTTTTCTTGTTATACTTCCCATTTCTAACCCAACAGTTTAAGGTTTTTGCTAATCGACCTCGTGCTAAAGCCCCATTCTTCACTAAAATCTAACTTTCCAGCGTACGGCCTGTTTATGTGAATTGTGTCGAAATCTGAAACGCCCCAACACTTTATCGACAAAGAGGCTGAAGTATCGTCAACGACCTTCACAATCCAATAAGGCTTGCCATTCTTTGTTTTCTTGACAAGCACCTCTCTTGGAATAAACCAAGCAACACCAAGAGCCTTATCCCACTTGCCAATTGGAGGGATCATGTACTTGTCTATAGATTGTCTAATTTCTTCTGACATTACCAAATCGAATGGAAACCTACCAGTCAAGGAGGATACAAAATCAATCTTCTCTCCTGCGTCGAAGTCCCCTTCTGGGCGATATAGTTCAATGTTGTCTTTTAGCTTCTTTGAGGACTTTGGCTTATCCTGGATGCAGGCCATCCAAAAATGTTTAGCTCCTGAAAACCTATCATCGATGACAGGGCTCAGCGCGCCAGATCGACACAAGACATCTAAGGCTTTCTTGTTTAGTTTAGAATAAATAATATTCTCATTGTATATAAGCTCCTCCGGGCTATTAAACGGCCTGTTGTTGATAATCTGCTCAATGGCCTTGTCGCCTAATCCTTTGATGGAACTAAGAGGCTGGATAAGAGTCTTGTTATCGTCGGAGATCTCCCACTGCTGGGTTGATGTGTTAATATTGACACTTTCAATCTTAAAGCCATTTTTCTGGGCTAGGCTGATCGCCGCCTCTTTTCGAGATTCAGGCTCCTTGTCTAAAAAGGCAGCCATCCAGCACTCTGGATAGTAGTTTAGCAACCAAGCACATTGAAAACTAAGAATAGAGTAGGAAACAGCATGAGACTTATTAAAACCATATCCAGAGAAGTACTCGAATTTTTGCCACATTTGGGCTGCTGGCTTATAAGGGATTCCTTTTTCCTCGCAACCCTTGATAAACTTTTCCCTAATCTTCTCCTTCTCTTCATCTACTTTACCTGTCCCTTTCTTTGTTAGAAGCTTCCGCAACTTATTGCCTTCTTCCAGACTGATATCCTTTCCTAGGTTGTGAGCCAAGAGTGCGATTTGTTCCTGAAAAATTAGGAAACCTGCCGTCTCCTTTGTGACATCCTCCACGAGGTCGTTCAAATACTCAACATTCTTAAGGTTTTTCCTGGCCTTAACATAAGACTTATCGACTCCGGCGCTCAAGGGGCCCGGGCGATAGATAGAAGTGATAGCTGAAATATCGATGATATCCTTTGGCTTCACTCTCTTCGCCAACCTCTGTGCGCCGGCGTTCGTAAACTGAAACACTCCGGCAAACTTGCCCTTGTGAAAGATATTTTTGTAAACCTTGCTATCGTTTAGGTCAATCTTATCTGGGTGTAAGTTATTATCGTAGTAGTTTTTAATATCTGCAAAAGTTGGGTTGTCGATATTGTGATGCCGCTTCAAGATGTGTCCAACGGCAGACTCGATCATCTCCAGTGTCGATAAACCTAGGATATCAAATTTAATAAAACCCAGAGGTTCTAAGTGTCTTACGTTCATCCCCTCCGACCACGGTGTTTGTACAACGCCGCCTGAGCAAATGAGAGGCATGTGCTTGTCCAA